ACTGGCGGTAACACCGGCGGCAACGGCTGATAAGAACGGAGGGCAGATAAGTGAATCTGATCTCACTGCCTGAAACAAAAAACTACCTCCGTGTTGACCACTGTGAGGATGACAAGCTCATCCTCACTCTGATCGATACGGCGCAGCGGCTCGTGATGGATGTGGGGCGCATGAATGAAAAGCAGTTAGCGGAAAATGAGGAAACCTCCCGGCAGGCTATGCTGTATACTGTTTCTTACCTCTATGAAAACCGCAATACTGCTGATTATCATGCGCTGACGCTGACACTCAGGGCGCTGTTATTCGCACAGAGGGAGGGCATCGTCTGATGGAAATCGGAAAACTGAATCAGCGCATTGCCGTCCTCGAAAATCATGTCAAAAAAGATGCGATCGGTAATCACAAAGCACAGTGGGAGGAGGTTTTCTCCCTCTGGGCTTCTGTGACGGTATCCAATACCGTGGGCGGTGCGACTGAGGAAACCAATACCGGAGTGACCAGAGAGATACAGAAGATAGAGCTCATTATCCGGCAGACTCCGCAGACAAAGCGCATGGCATCGACTGCGTACAAGATTCGTTTTGATGGGATCGACTACGACATCAAGGGCATTGTCCCGAATTATCAGACGCAGGACTATATGAAGCTGATCTGCGAATCACGAAGGGCGGGATCAAAGGATGACATCTATTGACGATATGGCGGCAGAGATCATGGAGGGGTTGTCTGAGTACGCAGAGCTTGCGGATACAGCAATGAAAAAGGCAGTCCGCAAGACTGCGACCGCCGTCAAGAATGAGATCTCTGCAAACGCTCCTGTGAAGTCAGGCCGCTACAAACGTAGCTGGACGGCGAAGAAGACAAAAGAAAACAGCCACACGCTGGAGATGACTGTCCACAGCAAAGACCGCTACCAGATCGCGCATCTGCTCGAACACGGTCATGCTAAGCGCGGCGGCGGTCGTGTGGCGGCAATCCCGCATATCGCTCCTGCCGAAGCAAACGGCGCAGATATGCTCGAAACGCTCATCAAAAAGGAGTTATCGTGACCTACGAAGAGATCAACGAAATGATGCAGGAGATCAGGCTTCCCTTTGCGTACCATCACTTCGCAGGGGGTGAGAGCCCGGAGCCTCCGTTCACGCTTTTTCTGTCTCCCGGCGAGGACACATTTTCGGCTGATAACCTGATGTATGTCAGCTTCAAGCGACTGCACATCGAGCTTTATACGGATGAGAAATCGCCGGATACGGAACAGCGGGTGGAGGAAGTTCTCCTGCGTTATAACATCTATTACACAAAATCTGAGGTATGGATAGAGTCCGAAAAGCTCTATGAAGTACTGTATATCATGGAGGTATGAAAAATGGCACTTCAGAAAAACAAGGTCAAGTTCGGTCTGAACAAGGTTCACTGGGCAAAGATCACGGCATGGTCTGAAGACGGTGTGCCGACATTTGCAACGCCTGTGCGTCTGCCCGGTGCTGTTTCGCTGAGCATTGACGCAAACGGCGAAAACGAGAACTTTTACGCAGATAACTGCGTGTACTACGTCATCAACAATAACGCAGGCTATGATGGTGACCTCGAAGTCGCTCTCATCACCACCGACTTCGCAACAGCAATTCTCGGCGAGCAGCTTGACAGCAAGGGTGTTCTCGTGGAACGCAACGATGCGGAGACTTCGCAGTTCGCTCTCATGTTCGAATTTGACGGCGACAAGAACCATATTCGTCATGTGCTGTACTGCTGCTCGGCATCCCGTCCTGCAACCGAGGGTGAGACTACCGAGGAGAGCAAGTCTGTCAAGACAGAAACGCTGTCGCTGAAGGCAACGGCGCTCCCGTCCGGTCTGGTGAAGTCCAAGACCTGTGAGTCTACGGACGAAACCACTTACAACAACTGGTACAACGCAGTGTATATCCCGACCGCTGCGACCAACAACAACAGTGCCGGCACACGCTCTGCATCTACAACCAAAAGCAGCACTGCCGCAGCAACCACTACTGACTGATTCGGAGGAGAAAGAATATGGCTATCAAGAAAATCATCACTGTTGACGGTATCGAGGTACCTTTCAAGGCGAGCGCAACACTGCCTCGCCTTTACCGCGCTAAGTTCCGTAAGGACATCTTCAAGGATTTCTCTGCGCTGAAGGATTCTGTTGACGAGAGCGATGAGGAGAATTCCGGCCTTGGCATCGAGAGCCTGGAGGTCTTTGAGAATATCGCTTGGACAATGGCAAAGCACGCCGATCCGCAGGGCGTTCCGGACAGCCCGGACGAGTGGCTGGAGCAGTTCAACACCTTCTCGATCTACGAGGTGCTGCCGCAGCTCTTTGAGCTTTGGGGCATGAATCTGGAGACACAGGCAGAGTCAAAAAAAAATCTCGCCCAGTTGACCGCGAGATGACAACACCGCTGTTCCTTCTCCGATGTGTGCAGATCGGGCTGACACTCTCCGACCTTGATCTGCTCACCATCGGAATGGTCAACGAAATGTTCATTGAAAAGGATAACGATGAAGCGACCTACGAATATAAAGCAACACAGGACGATTTCGACCGATTTTAAGCCTATCATCAGTCTTTTTCGGATAATCTTCGGACTCGTGATCTACTCCTTCGGTGTCTATCTGACGATTTACGCAAACATCGGTCTTGCACCGTGGGACTGCCTTGGCATGGGTATCGCAAAGCATACTCCGCTTGACTACGGCGGTTCTATGGTGCTGATCGGTGTTTGTGCGATTGTGATACAGCTCATCCTGCGAGAACGTATCGGCTTTGCAACACTGTTTGATGCTCTGCTGACAGGAAATATCGTGCAATTTCTGACAGACATTTCTCCCTATCCCGAAAACCACAGCCTGCGGCTCGGCATCGTTTTCATGTTGTTCGGATTTCTGTTTATCGCTCTGGGGATGTATGTGTATATGTCCGCGGAATGCGGCTGCGGTCCGAAGGACGGACTACTCATTGTGATCGGAAAACGAATGCCGAAAATACCAATCGGCGTAGTTGAGATGCTCCTGTGGACAGTGGTTACACTGATCGGCTGGCTGCTCGGCAGTTCAGTCGGCATCGGCACGGTCATATCCACCTTCGGCGCAGGTGCTGTGATGCACCTGTTCTTCGATGTGATCGGATTTGAGCCGAAAAAACTGCGGCATAGGTGTATAAAAGAGACATTTTCTATTCTGTTTGACTGGGGGTGATACCGTATGGCAGGCAGAATCAAGGGCATTACCGTTGTAATTAACGGTGATACTACGAAATTATCCAAAGCCCTCCAGGGTGTGGATAAGAACATCAAAAACACGCAGACGCAGCTCAAAGATGTCGAAAAGCTGCTGAAGCTCGACCCGACCAATACGGAACTGCTTGCTCAGAAACAAAAGCTGCTCGGTCAGGCAGTGCAGGATACCAAGACACGACTTGATGCACTGAAAAAGGCAAGCGAACAGGCTGCAAAAACCAAGGACAACTACGATTCGTGGAAAGCAAAATATGATCCGCTGAAGCAGAAGATCACCGAGACAGAAACCAAACTCGCTGACCTGAAAGAACAGGCAAAAACTGCCGATGAGCAGCTTGCAAAGGGCGATATTTCGCAGGAGAAATATGACGCTCTCCAGCGCGAGATCAAGGAGACCACCGATGAATTGTCCGGCTTGAAACAGCAGGCTAAGGATGTATCTGATGAGTTCGGCAACCCGATCAGTCCTGAACAGTATGATTCCCTCCAGCGTGAGATCGTTGAGACTGAGCAGGAGCTTCAGAACCTGCAAACCGAAGCAGAAAAGTCGCATACAGCACTGGTAAAGCTCGGTGAAGCAGGTGCCTCTCTCGAAAAAGCCGGTGACAAGATCGCAACCGTCGGTACGAATCTGACGAAATATGTCACTGTGCCTATCCTTGGAGTTGGAACTGCCGCTGTGAAAACGACAGCGGATTTCGATGCGTCCATGAGCAAGGTCGCTGCTGTATCCGGTGCGACCGGTGAGGACTTTGATGCCCTGCGTGCAAAAGCCCGTGAGATGGGTTCTCAGACAAAATTCTCCGCATCGGAAGCCGCTGACGCCATGAACTACATGGCAATGGCAGGCTGGAAAACCGAGGATATGCTGAACGGTGTCGAGGGTATCATGAACCTTGCTGCCGCATCCGGTGAAGACCTCGCAACCACATCGGATATTGTCACGGATGCACTGACGGCGCTCGGCATGACCGCCGATGATTCCGCACATTTTGCAGATATCCTTGCAGCGGCATCGAGTAATGCCAATACCAATGTGGCTCTCATGGGCGAGAGTTTCAAGTATGTTGCGCCTGTTGCGGGTGCGATGGGTGCATCTGCGGAGGACTTGTCCATTGCACTCGGTCTGATGGCAAACAGCGGTATCAAGGGCAGTCAGGCCGGTAACAGTCTGAAAAATGCTCTTGTAAATCTCACGAAACCGACCAAACAGCAAGCGGCAGCAATGCAGCAGCTCGGCTTTATCAGTACTGAGACTATTCAGAAAATCGACTTTACCAAGGTCGAAAAGGCAGAACAGGCTGTTGAGGATGCGACCATTTCTCTTGACAGCGCACAGATCAAGCTGAATGATGCGATCAGCAAGTACGGTGAGGGCAGCTCACAGGCAGAACTCGCAAGTAATAACTACGAAAAGGCGCAGCTCAAACTCGCACGGGCGCAGGAGACACTTGCCAGAGAACAGGAAGGTGTCTCCAAGGAGATCATGGGGGCTAATACGCTCATGACAGATGCCGATGGTAATATGCGGTCACTCGGTGACATCATGGGAATACTCCGTGAGAAAATGGGCAAGGTCAATGTGGAACTGACAGATGCAGAGGGCAATGCCCGTGATTTCGATGATATCGTTGCAGAGCTGTCCACGACTACTGAGGGACTTGCACAGGCGGAGCAGATGCAGGCGGCAGCAGCAATCTTCGGCAAGCAGAATATGTCCGGTATGCTTGCGATCATCAACGCAAGTGAGGAGGACTACAATAAGCTGACCGATGCGATCTACGGCTGTGAAGGTTCTGCAAAGGGCATGGCGGAAACCATGCAGGACAATCTTGCAGGTCAGATTACGATTCTGAAATCGCAGTTACAGGAACTTGCTATCAGTTTCGGCGATATTCTTATGCCTGCTATCCGGGCAATCGTCAGCAAAATTCAGGCGTTTGTGGATAAGCTCAATACAATGGATCCGGCTGTCAAAGAAACTATTGTCAAGGTCGCATTGATTGCAGCGGCACTGGGACCTCTGCTTGTGGTGATCGGTAAAACCATGATCGGTGTCGGCAAGCTGATGCAGCTTATTTCCAATCTCCCAACTATCATCGCAGGTGCGAAATCTGCGTTTGCAGCATTCAGCGGAGCAATCGGCGGTATCTCCGCACCTGTAGTCGCTGTCATTGCGGTCATTGCCGCTCTGGTGGCGGCTTTTGTGCATCTGTGGAAAACCAATGAGGACTTCCGCAACAAGATCACGGCAATCTGGGAACAGATCAAGAGTATCTTTTCCGGCTTCTGTCAGGGCATTGTTGACCGTATCAACGCACTGGGCTTCGATTTCAAAAATATCGGTGAGGTCATCAAGGCTGTATGGGACGGGCTCTGCAAATTTCTGAAACCGATCTTTGAGGGAACTTTTCAGCAGATTGCAAACATCTTCAAAGCTGTGACAGATATTATCCTGAATCTCCTGGATGTATTTATCGGCATCTTCACTGGAGACTGGGATAAGGTTTGGAACGGCATTAAGGGTATTTTTGTAGCAGTATGGAACTTCCTGAAGGATACGCTGAAAAACTACCTCAATGTACTGTGTAATATTTTCGGCACTGACCTTGAAACTGTCAAGCAGTTCTGGATCGATGTCTGGAATGCGATCAAGAACTTTTTCGTCAATCTCTGGATCAACATCACCGGCTTTATTTCCGGTGTGCTGAACGGTATCAAAAACTTCTTTGTGTCTGTATGGACAGCTATCAAGGACTTCTTTGTCGGTATCTGGACTGCGATCTACAACAGCGTATCTGAGAAGATCAATCTCATCAAGACTGTTATCGAGTTCGTATGGAATACCATTTATACGGCAATCAGCACGGTTCTGAATGCGATCTGGTCAGTCATTACAACTGTATGGCAGACCATTTATGATTTCATTTCGCCGCTGCTGGATGCTTTCAGGTATCTGTTTGAGACGATTTTTGAAGCGATCCATGTGATCATCTCCCGTGTAATGGACTGGATCCACGAAAAGATCACTACCACATGGGAGACGATAAAAGCTGTTGTGACAATCGTTCTCGAAGCGATCAAGACATTTTTTGAGACGATCTGGAATGCGATTTCATCAACAGTCAGCACGGTAATGGATACCATTTCCAACGTAATTTCTACCGTATGGAATGCGATCTCCGGCTTTATCTCTGGTATTCTCAATGCGATCTGGTCGGTTGTATCTTCCATTTGGAATAGCATCAGCGCACACATTTCCGCTGTTCTGAATGCCATTTATTCTGTGGTGAGCAGTATCTGGAACGCTATCAGCGGATTTATCTCCGGTGTGCTGAATACCATTTCATCTGTGGTATCCTCCGTCTGGAACACAATCAAAAATACAGTAACCAATGTGATGAATGCCATCAAGACCACAGTCTCGAATATCTGGGAGAATGTGAAGTCTGCTGTATCTCAGAAGATCACTGCGATCAAGACAACGATTGTCAACGGCTTCAACGCGGCGGTCAGCTTCATTAAAAATCTCGCATCTGAGGCTTTCTCATGGGGTGCTGACATCATCAACGGTATTGTGAACGGCATTAAGGGCTGTATCAATAAGGTTGCAGACGCTGTAAAGGGCGTGGCGAACAAGATCAAATCATTCCTGCACTTCTCTGTTCCGGATGAGGGACCTCTTGCAGATTTCGAGAGCTGGATGCCGGACTTCATGCAGGGACTTGCGGACGGTATCAACCAGAACGCAGGTGTTGTCGGCGATGCTGTCAACAGCTTTGCAGGCAATCTTGCAGAAACGATCAGCACTGTTATCAGGAACGCTCTGTCCAATGTTGTCACAGCGGTGCAGGGCTTCATGGAACAGGTTTTTGATACTGTCAAAACTGTCTGGGCGAATGCGAATACGGCAATTGATACGACCATGTCACAGATCAAAAGTGGCATCACTTCCGGCTGGAAAGCTGTTGTATCTGTGGTCACTACTGCGCTCGACAACATCAAAAAGGTCATCACCACAACATGGAAGGCTGCTGCATCTGTTATTGAGGCCGCATTGAACGGTATCAAAAAGATCGTGATGGCGGTCTGGACAGCGATGAAAACGCTCATTAATACCGGACAGCTTGACATCAAAAATGTGATCTCTACAACATGGAACGCTGCGAAGGATGTTGTAAACACAGCTCTGAACGGTATCAAATCCGTGGTGCAGTCTGTCTGGAACGCGATGCCGGATATCGTGAGAAATCCAATGAATCAGGTAAAGGACGCAGTGCTGTCTATCTGGGATAATATCCGGAACGGTATCGGCGACAGGCTCGGCGGTGTGCGTGACGCAGTCAGAAATGCAATGGGCGCTGTCTATGATGCAGTCATGGAAAAGGTAAACAGCTCGTGGTCGTGGGGACGTGACCTCATGCAGAATCTCATCAACGGTCTGAACTATATGCTCGGCAATCTCATTAACACTGTTGCGGATGTGGCACGAGCGATCAGTGATTATCTGCATTTCTCCGTTCCTGATAAGGGACCTCTGACGGAATTTGAAAGCTGGATGCCGGACTTCATGAAGGGATTGGCTGACGGTATCAACAAGAGCAAGAAATATGTCGAGAAGGCAATCTTCGGTGTGGCGGACGCTATGACCATTGCGATGAATTCTGACTTCAATGTGGATATGTCCGGTGTGACCGGCGCAATGGCAGGCACAGGCGGCACGACTGTTGTAAACAACTACAATAACGACAACAGCCGTACAGTGAATCAGACCAATAATAGTCCGAAGTCACTGTCACGGCTGGAGATCTATCGTCAGACACGGAATGCGCTGAATGTTTAAAAGAAATCTTCTTCAGAAGCAACGCTTTATTATTTAATCAATGAGCGTTGCTTCTATGGAGATTGATTCTTTAATCCTGTCTTTCAAGGAGTTCGCATTCAGGACTACACGTTAATAACTGAAAGCTTGGATTCAGCTTTTGGATATCTTCTTGAATTTTATCTAAAGTTTCTTTAGTCACAGTAATTGCATTATAACAGCTCCAGTTTCCATTACTTTTTCTGTTTCCGAAACTTAACGGGCGTAAATAATTCTCTAGGAAAAATGTAATCCACGCGAAATCCCCTTTCCCAGAATGAATGTACAAATTACTCCATTGATATATTCGTTCAAGGTAAGTCAACTGATTTGGAAATGAAATATCTGGATACTTTTTTATTATCTCAAATACTTTTGTCATTTTCAATGGATAGATGTTATTACTTGATTCATCAATATACCCCAGAACACCTATTGCTCTTCTAATGCGCAGTTCGATAATTTGTCTAATCACAGCAATTGGTGCAGCAGTTTCATAATCTACAAATGAGTGAAAAGAGACGTTTCCATATACGGCTTGGCGCAAAACATTGTGAAGTTCCATTGTATGGATTGGTCTATTTACATAAGCAGGATAACGAGAGTCGTTTTTAATTTCTACGCTATATAAATTTTTTAGTTGGTCTAAATCTTGCATGATGCTTTTTAGGATAAGAAAGTATGTAAAATAGTATGTTGAAGAAGTGTTTTTCAATTCATTATATAATTCTACTGTGTATATTTGTTTCAATACAACAAATGCACAGTACGCATTTGCTATATAATAATCTTTCTTTTTCCTTTTGTTAATTCGATCAGGTTCTGATTTGGGGAGAATGCTACAAATAATATCGTCATTCGATAATGAAGGCCATTTTTGGATTCTAAAGTGTTTAAACAGTTGATTTTCAAGCTCATCAAATCCACCATTATGCAAAAACTGATAGTATTCGAGGAAAGTTACACTTTCATTCTTTATGAAATCGTTTAAAAGTCTCTCTTTATCTTTTTCATCGCAAGACATAAATAGGTAATCACCAATCTGAATCTGTTTCATATTTAACTCCTCCAAACATTTTATATAAGTATTATACATCATTTTCAAAGAAAAGTAAAGGCGGTGATATCATGTTTTTCAGCCTTATATTAGAAAATGCAGTCGGCGACCAAATCAATATGACGGCTACAGCAAATCAGTATATGACCTCCCAGATCGAGGGCTTGTCGCCTCCGCCCGGAACGATCAGCACTTCATCTTATGCAGGCATGGACGGCAGCTACCTGAACAACGCCTTTATCGAGAAGCGGAATGTGGTCATTCACTTCGAGATGCGGGGTGTGGGCATAGAAGCTCGCCGTCATCAGTTATACAAGGTGGTGAAACCAAGCCGATATGTCAAGGTCTACTACAAGACCGCCGGCATCGATGTGTTCACTGAGGGCTATGTCGAGACTTGTGAAGTGTCCAATTTCGAGCAGCTTGTCACCGGACAAATCTCTATTCTCTGCCCGGATATTTACTGGTATTCTACGGAATCCGTCATGACGTATTACAGCCAGATCACTGGTGCATTCACATTTCCGTTCCCGACAGAATCCAATCCGGAACCGTTTGTGCTGGGAAAATATAACACACAAAATATCATGGAGATCATCAACGATGGTGATGAGATCGGCTTTACCTTGCAGATCGAAGCCCTCGCCGATGTCCGTTCTCCCACACTGTACAATGCGGATACCGATGAATATTTGCAGATCACGGGAGATATTCTCGCCGGTGATATCATTACTGTTACAACAAAGACAGGTCATAAGACGGTAACGCTCGACCGAGGCGGCGTGAAAACCAATATCATCAATCGGCTAGTGTCCGGTTCGACCTGGCTGACGCTGCGTGAAGGCAAAAACCGCTTTTATCTTCGTGGTACAGGCCTGCAAAATCTGAAAGTGACCATCGTCCACACAAACGCTTATCTGGGGGTATGATATGCAAATTGAAGTCTACAGAATGGACGCTGAAGCGGACAGCCTGACGATCTCTCTTGAAGCGGTGTGTGACAGCTTTTCATCGCTCCTGTGGGATATCGAATACTACCAGTGCGGCAGCTTTGAGGTGTATATCGCCGCCAATCCGCAGAATCTTTCGATTTTTCAGACCGGGCGCATCGTGGGCAGAGATGATGACAGTCAGCATTTCGGCATGATTGAGACCGTACAAATCGACACCGATGCAGAGAACGGCGACTACCTAACAGTACGGGGGCGCTTCCTCATGTGCCTGCTGGAGCGCCGCATCATTCACTCGACATACAGTATCACAGCACGGACAGCGTATTCAGATATTGTCCGGAATGCTGTGGTGCTGAATGCGATACAGCAGGATAACCGCCGCATTCCCGGCTTATCCCTCGGCACGGTTTCCGGTAGTTGTTGGGAGCAGACCACTACGTTGCAGGTATCCTACGAAAATCTGATGGAATGGGTATACACCATCTGTGAGAAGATCGGCGGAACGGCGAATATCCGGCTTGTGAAGGAAGTTGGTGAGACCTACAAAATGGTGCTTGACCTCTCGGAGGGGACTGATCGCAGCCTGACGCAGGATACAGAGCCGCATATCATCTTTTCCGATGCCTACAGCAATCTGTTGTCATTCTCATATGCTTCGGATACCGCTGTTACTCGCGACTTTGCCTATATCTATGGTCACGGCGAGGGTTCAGAGCGAAAACATACCACATATTGTGTTTCTGATGAGCCGACCTATCTTGACAGATACGAGCTGTATGTGGATGCCAAGGATATCTCAGATGAAGAACAGGTGGAGGGAGAAACAGTACCAATTCCGGAGGAGCAGTATATCGCACTGCTGAAAAACCGCGGGTCTGAAAAGCTGGTCGATCCGAAAACTGCATCAGAGTCGGAGATTGCAGCGGACAGCACGCAATATGTGTACAACCGTGATTATATTGTCGGTGACTATGTGACTGTCGAGCATAAGCGTTTCGGTATGATTCAGCCGAAAGTGCAGCTCATCGGCATGATTGAAGCGTTTGACCAGAACGGGCGCAGCCTGACACCGACATTTAAGGAGTGATTTTTATGGCATTTTCAAGCGGATTTTTCAATTCAAAGGGACTTGACCGCACCTATACTGCGGAGAATTTCTGCGACTACCTCGGCAGCATCATCTGCAACGGCATTCAGGATAATTACGGCGACTGCTTCAAGCTGACAGCCGCATCTTCGGGACTGAAGGTCACAGTCGGCAGAGGTAAAGCGTGGATCAACGGGCATTATTTCGTCAACGATGCGAGATACAGCATCGACCTCAGTTCTTATCAGGACGAGTCGCTTCCTCGCTATGTGGGCATTGCGATCTATCTGGATACCACAGAATCCGTCCGCAGCGTCACGCTGAAGCTCTTTCCCGGCACTCCGGCAGAAGCACCGTCACTTCCGTCTATCCCGCAGGACGAGGATCATGTGAGGTTGCTGATGTATGCTGTTCGCCTGAATCCCGGTGCTGAATCTCTCACAGAGCGTGACTGGTACGACTACAGAGAGGACAGGAACGTCTGTGGTTATTGCCGCTGTATCCTCGGCAAATGCAAAGTGACAGAGATGCTGGCACAGCTTGCACAGATCACAGCGGAAATGCAGGAATATAATGAGACGGTCACAGAGCTGACAAACAAGGTCGATACGCTTCAAACGGAGGTCGATGACATCATCGGCGGCATCGTGGAGATTGGCACTTGCGGCGAGAACATCAACTATGTTCTGTACGAAAACGGCAAGCTCCTGCTGCACGGAACCGGTGAGACTTACGACTACGAAATTGGGCAGTCACCATTCTGGGAAAATGAGGATATCAGAAGCCTTGTGGTATCGGACGGTATCACAAAAATCGGAAACAGTTTGTTTGAACGCTGCAAGAGTATGGCATCGGCAAGTTTCCCGGCAAGCCTTACAGAAATCGGCGAGCGTTCTTTCTTTATGTACGACCAGGGCGGTCTTACAGAACTGAATCTGCCAGCATCCGTGACGACCATTGGAGAAAAGGCGTTTGCCTGCGAATTTCTCACGTCTGTAACGCTCCCTGCTACACTGGCTACCCTCGGAACCTATCTGTTTATGGACTCCCGCACACTGACCTCTGCCCGTGTGGAGTGCGAGGAAGTACCCGGATTCTGCTTCGTGGGAACGCCTTTACAGAGCCTGACTCTCAGCAACAACGTGAAAAAACTCGGTTCTCACATGATAAACTACACTCCGCTGCATGAACTGACTTATGAAGGCAGTCTCGACGACTGGGCGGCTGTAACTAAGGGCGGCAACTGGGATAACAACAGCGGTCAGGGCGATCCGCACGGACTTGACAAAGTGCAGTGTCTGGACGGATATATGGAATATGACCGTGAGAACAGAGAATGGAAGGCTGGTGAAGAATAATGTGGAAATTTCTTGTAAAAAACCAGAGCATTGAGATCGTGGAGCGTGAGATCCTCGCTGACCACCAGATCCAGTATGTGCAGTTCAAATTCACATTTGACGGAGACTGGAAGCGTTTTCACAAGGTCGTGCAGTTCTCGCAGTGCGATGAGACCTACAACATCGTGCTTGGCGTGGACGGCACGTCCCTATATCTGCCTGCGGAGCTTCATGTGGGGGCTGCCAAAATGTCGGTGTTCGGTTACGACACCGAGAGCGACACGACCGTCCGTGCAACGACCGTTCCGGTCACGCTGAATATCCGTCCCTCCGGCTTTGTGGGTGATGACGATCCGCCCATTCCGCCGACACCCGACCTCTACGCACAGCTTTTGAAACGCATCGAGGATGCAGAAAAGGGGCTTGACGGCAAGTCCGCCTACGAGATCGCCGTGGAGCATGGCTATGTTGGCACGGAGGAGGAATGGCTTGCATCTCTGCACGGCAAGGACGGCATCACGCCGGATATGTCGGAATACCCGAAAACCTCCGAGGTCACGACCATTATCGAGCGTGAGATTGCACCTGTTGCGGAGGAATCACACACACACGATAACAAGGCAACGCTCGATGCAATTACGCCGGAACTGTTCTCTGACCTTTCCGGTTTGCAGCAATTCGAGGACAGAACCCAGCATGAGATCCAGACGCTGAATGAAGCCGTGGAGAACCTCAGACCGAGTACGCACACGCATAATAACAAAGCTGTGCTTGACCGCATTACTGAGACAATGATCGATGCGATTGCGGAATATCCGCCCTTTGAGGACTGGACACGAGAGCAGATCCACACGCTGTTTGAAATGGTCAACAATTTCAGCAACACAGCCCATACCCACGAAAACAAGGTCACTCTCGATGCCCTGACACCGGAACTTTTCTCCGATCTCGCAGGCTTGCAGCAGTTTGAGGACAGTACGCAGTATGACATCCAGACGATCAACGAGGCGCTCTTGACACTGAATGCACAGCGGCACACACATGACAACAAGGCTGTTCTTGATACGATCACCGAGCAGTATATGCGTGATCAGGCTGCATTTCAGGCTTCGACCGCAGGCGCACTGCATGGGCTGTCCACAGGACTGAGCGAGGTTTCGGCACAGGCGCATTCCCATGCCAATAAAGCTGTTCTGGACGGCATTACGCAGGAAATGCTCGATGACATGGCTTCCATCGCAACCGTGATCGGACAGGCACACTGGCATCATAACCTCACAACGCTCAACTCCATCACGGAATCCCATGTGAGCAGATGGAACGAAGCATACACCGCAGCAATGAACCTGAATGAGCGTGTGAGTGTCAACGAGGGCGTGTTCGAGCGCTTCAAGACCGAGATCCTCTATGATATGCAGGGCGCAAAAAACTCTATCACAGATATTTACACACGCCTTGAAGCTGTTGAAACCGCACTCTCCGGTGTTGAAGAGGCACTTTCCAATATTGTGGAGGTGACAGCATGAGTATTGCAAATTATCTGACCGAGCTGGACAATCAGCGTGACCAGCTTGCAAGGAACCTTGTAGCAATGGGCGTGCAGGCTTCACAAACAGAAAAACTGAATACCCTTGTCCCGAAAGTGCTGCAAATCCCGCAGACAAAGCCGGATGTCACGCTGTTCAGGGCTTCCATCGACACACTTCATGATTACGGCGAATCTGTGTACACCTTCTATAACGACGGCTTTCGCTCCCTTGCAGGCTTCACAGAATCCTATCCGCATTTCTGCTGTGAGGAAAATGGTTATGCAATCTACTATAATCAGCCGGATTTCAACTGGGGTCAGACCATTTATACGATGTGTGTAGAGCCTGTCCACATCAGTCCTTCCAACAAGATCATGATGAGCTATAAGTCGGGGGCTACGGATATTGGCGAGATGTGGCTTGTGCCGAAAAACAATGATACTCTTTCTCCGGCGGATACCGCAAGATATATCTATGAGGCTATCCAGAATAATCAGGCAGTTTCTGTGCCGTTCGGCTGGCTCGGCTCTGTCGGCAACTATATCAATGTCCTGCATGAATGCAGCGGAATCACTGACGGCGAGTATTACCTTGCGTGGAAGGCGGTGACAGACAACACAAGCCCGATGATCCGTTCTGTGAAGGTTGTGGATGTGACAATTTGAGAAAGGATGATTGAATGAAAGAAAATATTTGTACTGCCGCCGGAGTGATCGGCGGCTTTTTTGCGGCACTGCTCGGCGGTTGGGACAGTGCATTGATTACACTTGTGCTGTTCATGGCAATCGACTTCACAACCGGGCTGATTGCCGCATCTATGGGCAAATCCAAGCACAGCAAGACCGGCAGACTCAGTTCCAAAGCAGGATGGGTGGGGCTTGCAAAGAAGTTCTGCATTCTGCTCATGGTCGTTGTGGCTGTCCGCATGGACATCATGATTGGAACCACATATATCCGTGATGCGACCTGTATCGGCTTTTGCGTGAATGAGCTGCTTTCCATTATTGAGAACACCAGTCTCATGGGCATCCCATATCCGCCTGCGATCAAAAAGGCTATCGAGGTTCTTCAGAAACGAGCAGCCCATATTGATGACGAAATTCAGGATATGATCGATAAGATGGAGGATGATAAAAAGTAATGCAGCCGGGATAATTCTCGACTGCATCATATTGGAGATGGTGGATATGTAATCAAAGATCAATCTTAAAGTCAGCAGCACCTTCACCGTTGACAGTGTAGTATGCTGCGCCTTCTTCCGGCTTGACATAAACACGGAATTCTGTTACTGCCTTACGCTTGTGCGTGGACTTGTAGCTTTTGTATGCCTTTGCAGCGATATCTGTAATATCGTATTCCGCATCGCCAACCTGAACAACCGTTGAGAGAACAGGTTCTGCTTTCTTATCAGCCTTTTTCACTCTCGGCTTGCGTGTTTTCTTTACAGGTTCAGCGGCAGGGGCAACAGCAGCAACTTCTGTAATCGGTTCTGCAATGACCGGAGCAGTTTCAACGATAGTTTCAGCTTTCTTTGCCGCTGGCTTCCTGCCGCGCTTTTTTACGGGCTTTTCCTCAACGACAGGTGTGGGTGTAGTGGCTGTTTTTGCTTTTCTCGGCATTGTTCATGCACCTCCGTGTTTTTCTTCATTATAGCAGTTTTAAATTTGTTTGTCAAGCCTACAAACAGCGAATTTTCGCAGAAAGGAAAGAAAATGATCAAGACTTACAAATATGATGATACCACACAGCTTACTCCGCATTTCAATGCAAAGGAATTCCGCTGTAAGTGCGGAAAGGAGCATGAATTCAGTATCTCTGATGAACTGGTACAGAAACTCGAACAGCTCTATGCGGCTCTCAATTGCTCCAAGATCATTGTAACATCCGGTTTCCGCTGTGTCACTCACGATAAGAATGTCGGCGGCAGCGGTACGGGACAGCACACACTCGGCAATGCAGCGGATATCTGCTGTTACGGTCAGGACGGACAGCCTATTTCCAGCAAGACCGTCTGCTGCAAGGCGCAGGATATCGGTTTCACGGGCATTGCAAATATCACTGCCGCATACCAGTACACGCACGTTGATGTGCGAACCGGTTCAAAATGGTACGGAGATGAAGTCCACGGCAACAATTCTGTGACCGATGATTTTTACAAGTATTTCGGGGGTGAGGATATGAAGGGGGTTGATGTGAGCGTTCACAACGGCGATATTGACTGGCAGAAGGTCAAAGCTGACGGCATTGACTTTGCTATCCTGCGTGCGGGGTACGGTAAGCTGGCAGTGCAGAAGGACAAGAAGTTCGAGGACAACTACGCAGGCGCAAAAGCCGCCGGCATCCCAGTCGGCGCATATTGGTATTCCTATGCGATGGACGAGGATGAGGCAAGGCAGGAAGCGGATGTGTTCCTCTCGGTTATCAAAGGAAAGCAGTTCGAGATTCCCGTGTACTTCGACCTTGAAGAGAAAAAGCAGTTCGATCTCGGCAAGGAAAAGGTCTCCGCTATTATGAGGGCGTTTCTGGAGCGTGTTGAGTCCGCAGGCTACTTTGTCGGTCTTTATGGCTCGGCATCTTCTCTCACAACGCATACTGCCGATGATATCAAGAGCCGCTACACTATTTGGCTGGCGCACTGGGTCAATCAGACCAACTACAGCGGCACATATGCGGTCTGGCAGTATTCCGAAAAGGGTAAGGTTGCAGGCATCAACGGCAATGTGGATCTGGATATCTGCTACAAGGATTTCCCGACCATCATCAAAAGCAAGGGACTGAACGGATTCGGTGCCGCCAAACCTGCACCTGCGGAAGAAAAGTCTGTGGACAAGCAGGACTCTACCGTGACCGCAACTATCAAGATCGGCAATGACACCTACAAAGGTACGCTCGTGAAAGCGTGATCCGCATGAAGGGCAGGGATTTTTCTCTGCCCTTCTTTTTTCATATATGAAGCTACATCTGCGAGGAGGTATGCAATGACAAATGAGCAAAAGCAAGCAATCGCTTCTATGCGTGACGCAGGAGTACCAATTACTTCTATTGCCGAGCAGCTCGGACTTTCTATAAATACGATCAAATCCTTTTGCAAGAGAAACAATATCCTGTCAGGCCGAATTACCGGATCTAAAGTACACTTCTGCCTGCAATGTCATAAAAGTATAACACAAACCGAGCATCGTAAAGTAAAAAAATTCTGCTCCGATAAGTGCCGCCAACTGTGGTGGGCTGAAAATACAGCTTTGATTCCCAGAGAATCACAGATTGAGCGTATCTGTCCAGTCTGCAAGGAGCATTTCTTATCATATAAAAGCAAGCACCGCATTTACTGCTCTCGTTCCTGCTACGGAAAATCCAAGGAGGTATATCATGACAAAAAGTGAGCTGTACGATAAGATATTCCGCTATCAGACGGTTATGTCATGGGTTCGCTCCCTGCTGAAACAGTCTCTTATCACCAAAGCAGAGTACGCCAAAATTGATACAATGATAGCAGAGAAATACGGCGTATCTTCGTGCAGCATATTTCGCTGAAAATCCTTGACTTTATGCGGTTTTAGAGCGAATATGGTAAGCGAGGAGGTGGTGCTGTGTGGAGAATAAAGAACGCATCGTAGAGAGGGTTCAGTTCCCCGACGCACAAAAAGTAAAGCTACTGAGAACGGCAGCTTACGCCAGAGTGTCCAGCGGCAAAGACGCAATGCTGCATTCCTTGTCAGCGCAGGTCAGCTATTACAACAAAATGATCCAAAGCAATCCCGAATGGCTGTTCTGCGGCGTGTATGCAGATGAAGCCCTGACCGGAACCAAGGAGAACAGGCAGAATTTTCAAAAACTGCTGTCGGAATGCCGTGCCGGACGCATCGATCTTATCATAACAAAGTCGATTTCAAGGTTCGCCCGAAATACCGTCACGCTGCTTGAAACCGTCCGTGAGCTGAAAGAGCTGGGTGTGGATGTTTATTTTGAGGAGCAGAATATCCACTCAATCAGCCCGGACGGGGAGTTCATGCTGACGCTTTTAGGCTCTTATGCGCAGGAAGAAAGTTACTCAGTCAGTGAGAATCAGAAATGGCGCATCCGCAAGGATTTTGAACAAGGCAGGCTCGGCAGCATTACCATGCTCGGCTACAAGCGGGATGAAAACGGGACGCTTATCATCGTTCCCGAAGAAGCAGAAATCGTCAGAATGATTTTCAATGACTTTCTCAGCGGCATGGGCAAAAATGCAATCGCCAACAAACTACTTGCAATGGGCATTCCGACAAAGGGCGGCGGCTTGTGGACTGCGTGGTCGGTTCGCCGCATTCTGAAAAATGAAAAATACTGCGGTGACATTCTGCTGCAAAAGTCCTACCGTGAGAATCATATCACAAAGCGAAAAATGCCCAATCACGGTGAACTGCCACAGTATTATGTGGAAGAAGCACATGAACCCATCATCAGCAAAGAAACCTTCATTGCTGTACAGAATCTTCTGCAGGAGAAAAAAGAGTATTTTACACCGGATAAGCCGACAACCGTTACCTACCCCTTTACCGGTATGATTCACTGCGGCTGCTGCGGAAAATACTACCGCAGAAAAGTGCAAAAATACCGTACCCTGTGGATCTGTTGGACTTACAACGCAAGGGGCAAAAAATTCTGTCCAAAGTCGAAGCAGATACCCGAAGATATCCTGTATGACAAGGTTTGTGAGGTCTTGCAGCTTGATGAGTTTGACAACGAGGTATTCCAGTCTGAGATTGAGAGCATTCTCGTGCCGAGACCGAATGTGTTGACTTTTCTTTTCAAGGACGGTCATGAGCAGACGGTTCACTGGCAGGATCATTCCAGATCAGAAGCATGGACAGCGGAGAAACGCTCCCAGGCAGCAGAGTGCGGCAAGAAAGGTGCGGCTGCAAAAGAAAGGAGAAGGAAGAAGTGAGTAAACAAGTAACAATTATTCCGGCAAAACTTAATCGTGCAACATTTACACCTTTAAATCAGCCTGTAAGACGCAAGGTTGCCGGATACGCAAGAGTCTCGACAGATTCCAAAGAGCAGAAGACTTCCTACGATGCACAGGTATCCTACTACACTGAATACATTAAAAAGCGTGATGACTGGGAATTTGTGGGCGTATATACGGATCAAGGAATCTCGGCGACAAATACAAAGCACAGAAGCGGATTTAACAAAATGATCGAGGACGCTTTATCGGGCGGGATAGATCTTATCATCACGAAATCGGTATCCCGTTTCGCCCGTAACACTGTGGACAGCTTGACTACGATTAGAAAGCTGAAAGAAAAGGGCGTTGAGGTCTATTTCGAGGAGCAGAACATCTACACGCTGGACTCAAAAGGTGAACTTTTTATTACGATAATGTCAAGTTTAGCCCAAGAGGAGTCGAGAAGTATTTCTGAGAACGTAACGTGGGGACAGCGAAAGCGTATGGCGGACGGCAAGGTCACAATGCCTTACGGACGATTTTTGGGATATCGTAAAGGCGAGGACGGACTTCCAGAGATCGTACCGGAGGAGGCAGAGGTTGTCCGCCTCATCTACAAGTCCTTCATGGACGGGATGTCACCATACAAAATTGCCAAAATGTTGACTGAGAGGGAGATTCCCACTCCCGGCGGCGGTGCGGCATGGCACAGCACTACTATAAAAAGTATCTTGACGAATGAGAAGTACAAAGGCTCGGCTCTGCTGCAGAAAAAGTTCACTGTGGACTTCCTGACTAAGAAAACGAAAGTCAACGAGGGGGAAGTTCCGCAGTATTTCGTGGAACACAGTCATGAAGCGATCATCGCCCCGGAAGAATTTGAACTGGTGCAGGCAGAAATGGAGAGACGCAAGGGCATCGGCAAGGAGTACAGCGGAAGCAGCATCTTCTCGGCGAAAATAGTCTGCTCCTGCTGTGGCGGCTTCTTCGGCTCTAAAGTGTGGCATTCAACTTCCAAATACCGCCGTGTGATCTGGCAGTGCAACCACAAGTTCAAGAACGGAAAGAAATGTACCACGCCACATTTGTATGAGGACGACATTAAAAAACGCTTTATTGAAGTCTGCAACCAGATATGTGCTGACAAGGACGATTTTCTTATTTCCTGCCGAGAGGTCATTATGCTGCTCTCCAACACCACATCACTGGACAGAAAAATCGAAGCACAGTACGCCCGCATAAATGAGCTGACAGCTTCCATGCAGGAGTTCATCAAGGAAAATGCTATGGAAGCACAGGACGAGGACTTTTATAAAAAGAAAATGGCGGAGTACAATGCCAAGAAAGTCAATATGGAAAAGGTTCTGCGTGACCTCCTGAATAAGCGGGCTGAAAGATTATCCCGCAAGGAACTGCTCGAAGGTTTGATTCGGACGATGGAACATGAAGATATCGTGACCGACACCTTTGACAGTAAGCTTTGGCTGCTACTTGTTGAAAAAGCAACCGTGGAAACAGACGGCAAGCTGACCTTCACGCTGCGGAACGGCATGGAAATCGAAGTGAAATAAATATTTTTAGGGGCTGTGGATACCAATGTGATACTTCTCACACTGGTTCATCCGCAGCCCCTCTTTTTTTATGCCTATTTACAGCCATTTCCGAGTTTCGTTACAAAAGTCAACGATAACCCGAAAAAATCATCAAAATGCACCCTTTTTATTTTCGCATTTCGTTACAAAAATCAACGGTAACTTGGGCTATCGTTGACTTTTGAGCTTTGTCCGCCCATTTTCGCCCGATATTGAGGACTCGTACCCTTATATGGCACTTATGCCTTATTTCCTACCGTTTCTTATTGCTCTAAAAATCAGCGTATTTCCTACATTTAGACAGAATAATGCACCCCAACTTCAATCGTATCAAAATTGGGGTGCTGATATGGTTGCGGCGGCTGGATTTGAACCAACGACCTTCGGGTTATGAGGGATTTACAAGGGAAATTTTAATGTTCCTCAGCTTATGCATTGCGTATGATTATGCCTATATTACGTCATTTCTTAATTTTAAGCGTTCACCAGTGTACCCACCATGAGCAACTTTTTTGGGGTCAGGTTTGGGGTAGAAAATCAGTTTTTTTCAATAAGTAGTTTAACAGCAATAGACTTAAAGTAACGCTGATTTTCCTAATAAGACACCATATAATACCTTTTTTTCAAATTCTGTAGCAGTATCCATTTCCACTTTTTTCCTTATCAAAGGAATTATCATATCTTTGTGTTCGACTATTCTCTCCATTAACCATGGTTGGCGAGCTATGTTTTCCCACATATAATTCGAAAAATCAACCTTGCTATAATCAAAATTGTTAGGTTCAAGAAAGAAGTCTATAAAATCATTATCTAATTTAATATTTTTAAATTCATCAAGGCTCTTAATCTTCTTAGTCATATATAAAACACAAATTAAAGATAGTTTTTTTCAATAGGGTCAGGATATACTATTACATGACTTTTCTGTTTTTGATTATATAATGAAATTACACTTTTCTTCAGCTCATTTTCTTTTTCAGTAGTGATTTCCAACATATCATCAAAAACAAACTTAAAAATCTCATTTTCGTTCAAGTCGGAAAAATTATCAGATATAAATTTCTTGTATTGCTCTCTATATTTCTTTTTGGTCATAAACTTATATATCATTTTTATTGCATTCAGTTTATCTTTATTATCAAAATCCTCAATAATAGTGTTAAATTCGTCCTGTTCTTCATCAGTTAATTTACTACCCAGAAAAATTGATAGGAAAGACTGCATTCTTTTAATTCCAAATGTTGTTAAATAATCACTTATTTTCTGCTTAACTATAAAAAGTTTAGCAATCTTAATATTTTTATTTACTTCAACTGTTTTCATTAAATCAATAATAATATTCAAACCTTTTAAATGCTCTGGAAATCCGAAATAGCCAAAATGTTTAATAAATTTTGCATTGCTATAGATGTTTTGAATTAATGTGCTTATACATTCTTTTTGACAATCATTCAACGGAATGTGATTAAGAAGCAAAGCATAGTTTATAAATATTGATGAAGAATCACAATTATATAAGTTCATATTAATTATAGAATATGTAATATTCTTAAAGCACATAATAATATAATCCGTATATTTTGCTGATATTAAGAATTTTTCTAATTTATATTCATTAAGCAAAGTGCTCAATTCTCTAATTGAAGAAAATTTTGTAATAATATCAATATCTATTTTATTAATAGCATATCGTTCTTTATATGAATCACCAATTATTGAGTTACCATATTCTTCAATAATTTGTCCATTTGTACAAATTATAGCTTCAATATATAAAAGCAAGAATTTTTTAAATCAGCAACCTTTTTGAAAAAAATTGTATTATTAAAATAGAACATATATTGCTCAATAGCCATAGCTTGAATTTCGTAAAATCCATCAAGGCTACTTCCTGCAAACGAATATCCTTTGTGATAGTAAGATTCCTTTAACTTTTCTAATTTATTCTTAATTTTTAACAGTCTATGCGTATTTCCTTCTAAAATATCTTTATACATTTGATTCATTACTTTAATTCTTGTATAAGAAGCACCATTAATAAAAGATAAAAAGTCTCTTCTGCTTTGTATTCCATCTACAGACTTCAGTGTATCATAATTAAATAAGTAGTTTACTTTTTGTCCATATGCAAGCTTATCATGCTCAATGTTTTCATAGCATTTAAAAATTTCTTTCGTATAACCATATATATTAGAAATATAAAAACAAGCTTCAAAAGGTTTATTACTCAAACTTCGCAGTTAATAAACTGCGTGTGCATCTTGAAAATTCAATAGATAGATACAAAAAAATATAGTATGTAGTCTCCAAAAATGTTATAATGTAAGTGATAACAAAACATTAATAAATCAC